CTTTGCTATGATAATGCGAACTCAAACAATATGGCTGAGTTTATTACGGGCGCTGGGACTAAACTGTATTACAATGGGAATTTAAAACTTGAAGTAAAAAGCGCAAGCGTAGCCATTACAGGCGCAGTAAAGCCTACCACTTATCAAGAAACGTATGTGGCTGCGAGTGCCGCATCTACAGTTACACTTGCCCTAGGATCTGGCACGTCTTTTTCTTTGACGATGGATCAAGCTACTACATTTGCATTTAGCAATCCTCCCAGTTCTGGAACAGCATTTAGCTTTACTCTGTTTCTAACGCAGCACAGTTCAGCCGTTGCAATAACATGGCCTAACACGGTTGATTGGGCTGGCGGCTCTGCCCCTGATGCTGCGGGTGCTAATGAGCTACAGGCATACGCCTTCTTTACCAGAGATGGCGGCACGACATACTATGGCTTCTTGGGAGGAACCGCCATTGCCTAGATCATTTGACAGTGTTTTCTACGGCGCGGCTGGTGGCGGAGAAGACCTACCCTCAGATGACCAGTTTAATCGTGTTAGTTTTCTGTCTCATTTTGACGGTGCAAACAACGGCGTAAACAATGCGTTTGATGATGGGTCTACAAGTAACCACACAATCACTGCAAACGGCAATGTAACGCAAGGCAGCTTTGGGCCATTTGCTCGCCCTGATGGCGAGTGGAGTGTGTCGTTTGATGGGGATGATTATTTAAGTGTTGCTGAAACTGGTGCGGATGAATTTACATTTGGCACAGGTAATTTCACTATTGAGGGCTGGATAAACAATCAAGCAGTGGATGGTAGTAGGACAATAATTTCTACTGCCCAAGGTAATGATTTTCAAGGCATTTGGTTTGGTATTCACGAAAGCAAATACTATTTAATTTATAACAATAGTGGGAATTGGTCGGTTATTGTTCATACAGGTACACCCGTTGTAAATGCTTGGACGCATTTTGCTCTGGTCCGCAACGGAACCTCAAACGTAGTTTATATAAATGGCACATCTATTGGGTCTACAACGGAAACTGCCCGTGATTTAACAAATAATAATAATCTTCTTGCGATAGGGGGTCGTGCAACTGCTAGTCAATATACTATCTCAACCATGAGTAACGTAAGAGTGGTCAAAGGCACGGCAGTTTATACAGGAAATTTTACCCCAGCAACAAGCAAGCTAACAGCTATTACAAACACCAAACTACTGACCTGCCAATCAAATAGGTTTGTTGATAACTCAGCTAGTCCACTTACTATTACACCTGTAGGCAATCCAGCAGTCACAGCATTTGGCCCATTCCTGACTAGCAGTGTGTATGACCCTGCAGTAAACGGGGCGAGCCTTTTTAATTTTGCTGCTAGTGATTATTTAAGTTTTGGAAACATTGGTTTAGATGGGCATAGTGGAGACTTCTCTATTGAAGGATGGATATATCCTACTGCTTTTGTTGCTTCTTCTAATCCTTTGTATACTCAAGGTTCGGATGGTGGAGTTAGTGACTTATTAGAAATATCCCTTAATTCTTCTGGGCAACCTCACGCATTTATTAATCAAGGCAGTATTACACTGCAGTCTACATTTGTATGTCCTTTAAACGCTTGGACTTTTCTTCAGCTAAAACGAACAAGTGGCACTTTAGCTATTTTTACAAATGGAGTGCAAAGTAGCACTGTTTCAAACACAGCAACCATAAGTTCTCCAAACAGAGGTTTTGTTGGTGCTCAAAGTTATGATACTAGTCATGCTGACCGAAGTTTTTATGGCTTTATTTGTGATGTTAGAGTTAGTGTTGTAACACGTAGTGTATCATTGCCCACAGCCCCACTAGCTGTAATAGATTCCAACACAAAGCTGTTGCTAAACATGGCAGATGGACAGGCGATTGACCAAGTAGCAAAAAGCAACATTGTTTTAGAAGGCAATGCAGTAACTAGCACAACTCAAAAGAAAATTGGCACAGCATCATTCTATAGTCCCGGTGGTGACGGAGATAAGGGGCTTATTAATACTGCAGGTGGCGCATTATTACCTCCTTATAATTGGACGATAGAGGTGTGGACGTACTGTACAAACTCAGCAGCAAATCAAGTTGTATTTGCTCAAGGTCTTTCTGGCGGTGCAGGGCGGGTTGCTCTTGGTATTGAAGGTAGTGTTTATTTGCTCCAAATAGGTACAGCTAAACCCCAACATAACGCAAGAACTTTAAATCAATGGGTTCATCTTTGCGCTACATATGATGGCACCACTGCTAAGTTATACATAGATGGCACTTTAGCCAGCAGTGGCTCTGTCTCCTATACAACAGCCACCGACCAAAATTTACAAGCAGGCATAGGAAATCTAGGCACTGGTTGGGATACGTCAGCGTACGGAAAATGGTATGGGTATATTGATGAATTAAGAGTGTCACGGTTTATTCGTCACACAGGCAATTTTAGCCCTAATACAGAAGCATTCCCAGACAAAGGACAATAGACATGAAGATAGCAAGATTAGATGGCAGCACCATAGCTGAGATAGCAGAACACAAGTCTCTGTTTCCCAACACTTCCTTTCCTAAAGCTGGACCTGATGCAGATTGGCTTGCAGCTAATAGCTGTGCCGAGGTGGTTGTGTTTCTAGCCTACGATAGTGCCACGCAGAAGAACGAGAGCGTCACGCCTTATTTATCAGACGGCAAAGTATATACACGGCGTGTAACTGATATGACTTCTGAGGAACGTGCTGCTGTAGTCACTGCTGCTAATGCGGAAGTAGCTACTCGTAACAGAGCAGAAAGAGATAAACGTCTAGCTAGTTGTGATTGGGTTGTGACAAAAGCACTAGAAGCTGGTGGCTCTGTACCTAGTGCATGGGTAACTTACCGTACAGCACTACGTGATATTACTACTCACTCTAACTGGCCTAACTTGGCAAGTCCTGACATGGAAGGCAATGGGGGCGATTGGCCTGTGGAACCTAGCTAATGTTAGGTTTTGCCCCACTAGCTAATAACTCCATAGCGGGGTTTGGTAATGTTCCTGTAGATACCGCTGTAACGGGCGTGGCAGGAACAGGGGCTGTTGGAACTGTTGCAGTTAGCGCGGTAGTTACGGTCACAGGACCGTCTGCGGGAACAGCTTCTGTTGGTACAGTTACTTCAACTGGTGACGCCAATGCTAACGTGACGGGTCTTTCGGCTACGGGTTCAGTTGGATCAGTTCTTGTTTGGGGTGAAATCACACCCTCGCAAAATCCAAATTTCTCTGCTATAACTCCCTCACAAACACCGTCTTGGACGAATATCGCGGCATAGGATAATGACATGGCTAGTACATATGTAAACGATCTAAGGTTAGAAGAGATTGGTACTGGCGAAGCGTCTGGTACGTGGGGAACTAAAACTAACACTAACTTAGAACTTATTGGTGAGGCGTTTTCTTACGGCTCCGAAGCCATAGCCGATGCGTCCACACATACAATTACAATAGCTGATGGCGAGTCAGATCAGGCGCGTTCTCTGTATTTAAAATGTACGGGCGGCGGTCAGGCTTGCACGGTTACGCTTGCGCCCAACACTGTGTCTAAGGTTTGGATGATTGAAAACGCAACAAGTGCAACGCTGACTTTCTCTCAAGGATCAGGGGCAAACGTTGCCGTTGCCGCTGGCGAAGTAAAAATGATTGCAACGGATGGTCTTGGTTCAGGGGCCGTTGTTTATGATTTGCTGACAGATGTTAACTTGGCGGGAACCACGGCTCTTGCAACTTTAAAGCTCGGTGGCACAACAGTTACTTCCACCGCTGCGGAACTAAACATATTAGATGGGGTTACTTCCACCGCTGCGGAGTTAAACATATTAGACGGTGTGACAGCTACTGCGGCAGAGCTAAACTATAACGACACAGGCGCGGCTGTTGGTACGGTTGTAGCAAGTAAAACTGTAACGGCGGACGCTAATAAAGATGTGGCAAGCCTTCGTAATCTTACGCTTACAGGCGAGTTAGATGCGGCTACACTAGATATATCGGGCGCGGGTGATGTTGCAGGGGCGCTGACTAATAACTCAGCGGCGGTAAAGGTCGCGGGTGTGGAAACTATATATGTGCCTGCAACAGCAATGTACCCCAACACCACCAGCGGCTGTGCTAACATAGCTCAAGTTGAATTAAGCAACGGCCCTGAATTAAAGTGCTTGGACTTTGATGCAAGTTCCGAGGAGAATGCTCAGTTTACTGTGTGCTTTCCCAAGTCTTGGAATGAGGGAACCATTACGTTTCAAGCATTTTGGACAGTCACGGGAACAGATACAGGCACTGTAGCTTGGGGATTGTCAGGCGTAAGCATAGCAGATGATGCTTCAGTAAATACTGCTTTTGGAACAAATGTGGTAGCCACAGCAAAAGCTTTCAGCGGAACTTCTAACGATATGACTGTTTCAGCGGCTAGTAGCGCGGTAACAGTGGCTAGTGCCGCAGTGGACACACAAACGTATTTTCAAGTAATGCGGGACGTATCGGCAGACGATCAAACAGGAGATGCTAGACTCTTAGGAATAAAACTTTTCTTTACTACAGATGCAAAGAATGATGCCTAATGCCCTTAACAAAGCTACAGTTTAAGCCCGGAATAAACAGAGAAACGACTTCGTACAGTAACGAAGGTGGTTGGTTTG